TTGGGTTAAATGAATTATCAGCTACTGGTATTGAATTAACAACAAATGCATCTAATATTAGAAGTGCTTGGAATACAATTCAAACTAAGTTTATTAACTTTGCTGAAAATGTAAGAAAAGATTTTATCTATATTTCAGATCCATTAAGACAAATATTAATTACGGGTGATAATACTAAAGGTATTAACGTACCTGGTCAAACATTCCCGCTTAATATTTTGACACCATTAAAGCAATTATATGCTTTAGTTAACACAAACTATGCCGCAGCTTATGCAAGTTGTGCTCAAGTTTATGATGCCGGTGTTGGAGGTCAAATATGGATTCCATTCTCTGGTGTTGCCTCAGCAAATTATGCAAGAACAGATGCTAATTTTGCTCCTTGGTTTGCACCAGCTGGCTTCACAAGAGGGTTGATTAGAGTTAATGACATTGCTCTTTATCCTAATCAAAAGCAGCGTGATCAGTTATATGATCAGGTTAATATTAACCCAGTTGCATTCTTCCCTAGTGAAGGTTTTGTAATTTTTGGTCAGAAGACCCTTCAAAGTCAACCAAGTGCGTTTGACAGAGTAAATGTTCGTCGTTTGTTCCTTTACTTAGAAAAACGTACAAGGGAAACAGTGAAGTATTTCGTCTTCGAGCCAAATACCCTGTTTACCAGGACAAACGTCATAAACGTTCTAACCCCAATATTCGAAGATGCAAAGAACAATGAAGGCCTATTCGATTATCTCATTGTTTGCGACGAACGTAATAATACGCCAGACGTCATCGATGCGAATGAATTGGTAGTAGATATATACTTGAAACCAGTTAGAGCTGCTGAGTTTATTTTGGTAAACTTCTACGCTACAAGGACTGGCCAGGACTTCAGCGAGATCGTAGGATAAGAAGTCGCACAAGCTATACAGTCGAAGCCAGGTCGAAAGGCCTGGCTTTTTTTTATCAAAAGATAACAAGTTAGCATAAATAATGATATGCCAGACGTACGTCAAACAATTTCTGATTTTTACAGAGTAGCAGTAGAACGTGATTTCGCAAGAGATTTTCAATTCAGGGTCTTAAGTTTAGATTCTGGCGGTGCTAGCACCGTTACTTTTGATGAAGATGATCTTGTGTATTGTACCGCTGCTAATTTACCAGCTAGAGCAATTTCAAATGTACCAGTTCCATACATGGGTTTGAATTTTAATGTACCCGGTAATGCAACTTACCCGGGAAGTGAAGGTTATAACCTTACTTTTTATTGTGATCAAAACTCACAACTTAGACAGAAGTTTGAAGATATGTCTAGAGATATTTTTGATGATGCTACTAGTACTGGTAATTACTTTGCACCTAGACAATCTGCTGTTATTGACTTAGTTCAATTAGATACACAGTTAGATGCAGTTGCTCAATACCAGTTAGTTGGTGCGTCAGTAAGAAATGTTGGTGAATTAACATACAACATTTCATCAGGTAGTGGTCAGTTTGTTACATTTGCAGCAACTATGGCATACCACTACTTCAGACGACGTTAATAATTTATGGCAAAGGTAATATTCGAAGTTGAAAGGGGAAAAACTTCGACCGAGTATGTAATGTACATTAAAAAGAATGTTAAACGTTCTAAAGCAGGTTGCCTTTCAGTTTATACCGACAAAAAGCAAGATGATTTTCTTTTTGTCGGTTCTTCTTTTTTAGAACCACGGTATAGACGCAGAGGTTACGGTAAATGTCTATATGAGCATGTTATAAAAAAGGAAGGTAAATTAAAAACATGTTATTATTGTGCAAGTGAAGAAGCTCAATATGTGTGGCAATCACTTTCGAAAAAATATAAAAGTAAAAAAGATTTTTTCGAAGGCACCCTTACATTATATAACAAACTTAAATAATATTAGTGAACAATCCATTTACAGATGTAATTAGAGGTATTGGTGAAAATGCTAGTGGGTTGCTCACCGGTCAAAATCCTTTATCTCAACCTTCAGTTACATCAGTTTTTGGTTTTACGGTACCTGGGACACCTTTAATAAGTACGAGAGATTTCTTTTTAACTCAAATGGAGTCTTGGTTCACCACTATACCATTAAGAACACAATGGATGTTACTTATACAAGGCTACCCACAATTATTGCAAACCCAAGTAGTTCAATCTTTAGAGGATAGACAAGGCAATGTTAATAATTTTGATATATCACAAGCAGTTAATATTTTAAAATCTTACCCTTTGAATAAAGTTATTGGGTGTGTATTTGCTCAAGGTGTTAATATACCAAGTGCTCAAAGATTATCAGTTTCCAAAAATAAAATATTTGGTGATAAACAACGTGGTTTTATTCCAGGTCAAGTTAGTGAAGGTAAAAATACGTTTGAAAATTTAACTATTCAATTTAGAGAAACAAATACATCGTTTGCAGATTTTGTAGTCAGGCCTTGGTCTATGTTATCTAGTCATTTTGGTTTTGTTGCAAGACCAGAAGGAGATATAAGAGACATGTCAACTACAATATCTATATTACAATTTACTAGATCATATCAAAAATTATCTCAAATACCGCGTAAAATTTGGACATTCTATAATTGTTTTCCTATATCTGTAAGTAATCAAAATTTAACTTATGATTCAGAAGGTATGGAAATGAATACTACAGAATGGAGTTATTCAAACTACGCAATTCAAAATAATTTATATTTACCGTTACCTGATATTATTAATAAAATTTCTTCTGGAGGTTTTAATAAACTTATACCTCGAATTTCTCCATTCCAGCGATAAAATAATATGTGGACTTTTATTACCCTATAGATATTACTAAAGGTAGAAAAGTATACTGTAAAGAACTTACTAACTCTAGTTTAATTAATATCCAAAAATATATAGAAACTTCAGATAACGAATTACTATGCCAATATCTAGATGATTTAGTTATAGATCTCTTAAAAGAACCCACAGATTTAAATTTTTTAGATAAATTTCTTATTCTAATTAACATTCGAAAAAATTGTTTAGGAGGTACCTTAGATTTAGTATCAAAAGATAAAACAAAAAATGCAGTTAGTTTATCTTATATTGAAAAACTGATAATTGATAACTATAAGGAAAAGAAGTTTGTAGAAGAATATAAAGGTATAAAAATTACGTGCAGTTTTCCTATCAAAATCTCTTTCTTTAACTCATTTTACGACTTCATCAATAAAATTCAAATAGAAAATGAAGAAATAAAATTAGGAATGTTATCTAATAATGAAATTGAAGAATATTTAGAAAATATACCTTACACATTGTTAAAAAAAATTAAGAATAAACTTTATAAGTTAAATCAATCAACTATTAATTTGTTTGAAATTAGATCACAAAAAGACTCAACAAGTTTTTCATTTAATTATAAACAAGAAGAATTATTTTCATTAATAAAATTTGGATTTACTGATAGTTTAAAAAATTTATTATATTATCAATACATATGTAGCAGTAAATTACATATACCTCCATCAGATTACTTAAAAATGACACCAGGTGAAACTAAAATCATAATTAAACACCTAACTGATGAGATAAAGAAACAAAATGAAAAACAATCTCAATCATCATCAACACCACCACCTGGATTAGGACAACAACCTCAATAAATTATAGATATGGCATTAAATCAAGATGAAATTACAAGGATCAATGACCTTTTTAAACAACTAGACAGGAAAGATTTCGAAATTAGTGGTTTGAGAAATGAACTGAGCGCCGCTCAACAAACTGTTAGCGTGCTTAACTCTACTATTGAAAATAATAAACAACTTATTGTTGAGCTCAGCGGTAAGATTGATAAAATTATTACTTTAGTTGATAAAAAAGCTACTGCTAAAAAGTAATAAATACTTAAATGCATAGCGATTTAATCACAGTTACATTACATAATGACCACACTATAAAAACTGTTGATGTAAATACAGGTGCAATTAAGGTTATTCGCCAGGTAGGCGGAAAAATTATACAAGGCCCGGTAGTCACTGGAGATAAAGTTACGATTACTATCCAAGAAGCTTCAAGCAAGTTCGGTAAGGTTTATAGCTTACCGAATCTTATTTTAATAAGAACTTTTCCTATATCTTGATCTAATTCGGCATTTTTTTATAATAGTTTTATGTTAGTGCCATTAGATTTACAAAGTGATACGTCTCTGTCTTGTCATTACTCTGATCATACCGAGTTTCTTCAAGATAGTTCATTGTTATTTTTTGGGTTTCAAGTAAAAAATAAGTACGATGAAAAAAGACTTCTTATAGATGAAAGTTTAAACCCAGTTAGAATAAAACATAAAGATACCAATAGATATTTTTATGGTATAATCTTAGAAGGTAACTTTAACTACAAATCAATATTAAAACATTTGACTTCAACTTTAGATAGTAAAGAATATAGATTACTTTTGTCAGAGTTTAACGCTGATACCCAAAACTCTTATGAACTATTTGATTATGGTATATTTCCATTTGATAATATTACTAGTATGTATGATAGGGGTATTAGAATGGATAAATTCTTTTGTAATAAAGATGTACCTTTTTACCAGAGAATTTCCGGGCTAACAGCTTATATATTTTGCAATAGAATTTGATATGAATGTAATTAAACGAAATGGACGGAAAGCTGCTTTTGATGAGAGCAAGATTAAAGCTTGCGTAGTCCGGGCATGCGAAAATTTAGAAAATGTAGAGGTAGATAGTATTATCTATAATGCAAGAATTAAACTTTTTGACGGGGTAAAGACTTCTGATATTGATAAGTCACTTATTAAGTCTGCAAGAGCTTTAATTGAACAAGAACCGGAATATAAGAAAGTAGCAGCAAGACTTTTACACAAAACTATTATTAAGGAAGTATTCAAGGAAAGTGCAGATAAAGATGCTTATGAATTGCAATACCGTAAATGTTTTATTACAAACCTTAAACGTCTTGTTACTCATGGTATTGTTTCGAAAGAACTTAATAAATTTGATTTAAAAGAATTATCAAAGTATCTTAAACTTGAAAGAGACGATAATTTTGAATATCTTGGATTACAAACAATTTATGATCGTTATTTACTACATATCGATCAAAAGAGGTTAGAAACACCTCAAGCATTTTGGATGAGAGTTGCAATGGGGCTTGCAATTAAGGAAGAGAATAAAACAGAATGGGCGAAAAAGTTCTATGACGTCTTATCGACGTTTACATTCATGTCATCTACGCCTACTCTGTTTAATTCAGGTTGCGTGCATAATCAACTCTCATCCTGTTTTCTTTCAACATTCGAAGATAGTATCGATGGTATCTTTGATGGGTTGCACCAAGAGGCACTTAAGAGTAAGTATGCTGGTGGTCTTGGTATGGATTTAACTCCGTTTCGACCAGCTGGCAATCTTATTAAAGGTACTAACGGGTTGTCTCAAGGTGCAGTCTATTTTTGGAAGATTTATAATGATATGCTTGTTGCAGTTAACCAAGGTGGTAAACGTAAAGGTGCTGGTTGTGGTTATCTTGAATCTTGGCATGGTGAAATAAATGAATTTCTTGAACTGAAGAAAAACACCGGTGATGAACGTAAGCGTACTCATGATATGAATACGGCCAATTGGATTCCTGACTTGTTTATCAAGCAAGTTAAGAAAAGCGGAGATTGGTATTTGTTCAGTCCATATGAATGCCCAACTCTTCACGATAGCTGGGGTGAAGAGTTTGAAAATGAATATGCGGAATGCGTAAAACGAGGTAAAGCTGGAGAGCTCAAGACGTTCAAGAAAGTAGATGCGAAGGAGCTTTGGAAGAAGATGCTCCGAATGATCTTCGAAACGGGTCACCCGTGGATTACATTCAAAGACCCTTCTAATCTACGTTATAGTAATCAACATGAAGGAGTTGTACATAGCTCAAATCTTTGTACTGAAATTTTATTACACACTAAAGCAAGCAAATACAAAGAAGACGGTTCTCGAAAAGTAAAAGAGTATGGTGAAACCGCTGTATGCAATCTCGGTAGTGTAAATCTTAAACAACATCTAACTAGTGATAATCTTGATTATGATAAACTAAAAAATACGGTTGAGATTGCTATTCGAATGCTAGATAATGTTATTGATATTAACTTTTACCCTACTGAGGAAGCTAGAAACTCAAATACAAAACACAGACCAATTGGTTTAGGTTCAATGGGTTGGCATGATATGTTTTATCATTTGAATATGAATATGGATTCAGATGAAGCTATCAAGTTATCAGGTAAGATTTATGAGTATATTTCGTATCATGCTATTAATACAAGTACGAAACTTGCTAAAGAACGTGGGGTATATTCAACGTATAAAGGTTCTCTATGGGATCAGGGAGTATTTCCAATTGATACTTACAAAAAGCTGCGTGAATTTCGTGGAAAAGACATGGATGCCACCGAAAGTCTTGATTGGACGAGTGTTAGAAATCATGTAAAACGACATGGTATGCGTAACTCTAATACAATGGCCATAGCTCCTACCGCTACTATTAGTAGTATTGTAGGGTGTGCTCAAAGTATTGAACCATATTACAATAATATCTTTGTGTATAGTACATTGTCAGGTGATTTTACTATGATTAATGATGCTTTTATCAAGGATATGAAAGATATTGGTTGTTGGAATATTGAAGCGTTAGAAAACCTTAAAGCATGTAACGGAGATTTGACGCTCTATGAGTTTCCTAAAGGAGTAAGTAGAGACGATAAGAATAGATTAAAAGATAAATACAAAACGGCATTCCAGCAGGATCAGCTTAAGTTAATCTCTGCTGCAGCTGCAAGACAAGTATGGATTGATCAAGGTCAAAGTTTGAATCTTTATAATGATCAAACTTCGTTAAAAGCACTTAATGATATGTATATGCATGCTTGGGAAGTAGGATTAAAAACTACCTATTACTTACGTAATAAAGGTGCAAGTCAGATTGAAAAGAGTACAGTAAAAACGATCAAGAAAGAAGAAACGACTGCAGCACAAGAAGGTACAGTAATGGCTTGTAGTATAGATAACCCAGACTGTGAATCATGTCAATAAGATTATCTACTGACGATATTAGTCTTCTTAATGAAGATGAATTAAGTTTAGTCCTATATGTTATAAAAGAGCATATGGGGCTAGATCCCGTATTTATCAAATCCATGAAAAAGAAAAAAATTTATGAAACTTTTTTAATGGTGGAAAACCAGCTATCGGAAACCGGCAGAGATGTTTTTGAAGAAATAAAGAAAAAATTATTCTTGTGATTTCATGCTGAGTAACTATAATTAATTTTATATGACAAAGACGGGTCAAATACTTTCGAGTGATTCAGCTGGTGTGAATCAAATTTTACCTCACGTAAATAAATGGGCATGGGATCTTTATAAGACAGGTAAACGCAATAATTGGGATCCAGAAGAGATTCCAATGACAAGAGATATACAAAATTGGAATAGTGATTTACTTACAGAAGAAGAAAAACATGTAGCTAAACGTACTCTTGGTTTCTTTGCAGGTAGTGAAAGTTTGGTAGGTAATAATCTAGTAACTCTTTACAAATATATTACCGACCCGGAATGTAGACAGTATATGTCTCGCCAAATTTGGGAAGAATGTTTACATAATGACACTATTGTTCATATTTGCGATTCTCTTTCTTTAGATATTGCTGATGTATATGAAGCGTACAGCAATATACCTTCTATCAAAGCGAAGGATGAATTTTTAATGAATGTAACTCGTGGTATTTCAAAAGATATTGACGTTGATACATTTGAAGGTAAACAAGAATTACTAAAAGCTGCTTTTCTATATTGGGTTGTTTGTGAAGGTACATTTTTCTTTTCTGGCTTTGCAATGTTACTTTCGATGAAAGATAAATTGCCTGGTATTGGTGAGCAGATTGAATATACTTTACGAGATGAAAGTAATCATATCAAATTTGGTTCTACTCTTATTAATAAAATTAAAGAACAACACCCAGAAGTTTGGACAGAAGAATTTACTAACGAGCTAACTGAAATTCTTAAGCAAGCTGTTGAGTTAGAAATTGCATATGCTAAAGATGTTTTACCTAGTGGTATTTTAGGATTGAATGCTGACATGTTTGTTGAATATATGCAATATATTGGTAACAGACGACTTGAAGGTGTTGGTATTGAATTTAGATTCGATTCAGATCGTAATCCTTTTGACTTTTTATCTGAAGTACAAGACTTGTTAAAAGCTAAAAACTTTTTTGAGACTCGTGTGATTGAATATCAATCCAGTGGTGCTTTAGTGGATGATTTTTAATATCATCATACAATTTATAAATGAACTTTGTCACATACTCAGCAGGTAGAGAATACTTTCTAAAACATTGCAATTTTTTGCAATATTATGATGAATGGGCTTACGATTATACTCATAATGATATAGTACCTTATTGGGACGAAAACAATTATTGGGACGAGTTTCCTATACAGTTGGGGTTTGAATTAGGTAATATTATTTCATTACCGGGTAAAAATATAGTTGGTGGTATCGGTTATACTTTTGAAAATCACGACTTACATATCAAAAGATTATTTACTTGTAAACGTTATAGACGTAAAGGAGTAGCTAAAGAACTTTTACAAAAAGCATGGAAAGAAGGTTATAAAAATAATTGTCGTCATATTAGAATGTGGTGTGATAAAGAAGCATTACCATTCTATAATAGTTTAGGTTATAATTATCTCGGTACTAATAATAAAGGTTATGGGTATGTGTATACTCCTATGTTAGAAGAAAGTATGCACAATTCATTAAATACAACAAAAGGTAAAAATGCATGGAGAGTTTTAATGGAACGATCAATAAAGATACCGGATGAAGCTAAAGAATTTTCTCTTGTTCATGTTTAATAATTTTGAAGGAGTATAAACATGCTATAAAAGAGGGGTGGGAATGGTGGGATTTTTTATATTGATATTGAGGGGATAGACGCTTAAATAAGTGTATGAGTAAATTATTAAGTGTTTTAGGAAGTCCGAGAGCGGGACGGTACAGCTCTGATCTGTTAGATACATTTTTTAACGATCCATTTTTTTCGTTAGGTAAATCCTCCTTTTCAGACGACAAGGTGAGATTTAATACCACAAATAAACAATTCACATGTGAAATTGATCTACCTGGGGTTACTAGAGATAATCTTAAAATGACGGTAGAAGAAGATCAAGTATATATTAACGCATCACGTACTATTACTAGTAGTGGTGGTTCAAAAGAAGAAAGTTATAATCGTTCTTTTGGATTTGATCAATACAAATTTGACGTAAACAAACTTGAAGCATCTCTAGAAAATGGAGTACTTAGAGTAACAGTACCTGCTAAAAAGCAGAAAGAAAAAGAAGTAAAAATTATAGAAGTAAAGTAATTTAATTCGAGCTAAGCGGTCACTTCGGTGGCCGCTTTTTTTATTGATATAATCTTTTTTTCATATAAATCATATTATGGAATGTATAGTGTCAGCTGTCTATGAAGTAGATCCATACATAAGAGAAGATAAAGGGTTAGAACCATCACTAACTCGAAATATGACATGTGATCACTATGCTGGTGGTATATATAGTTTAGCAGCTTTTGACAAACCTATCGTATTATTTGTTAATGATAGAAATATAAGCTGGAAAGGTCATAGTATTTCAATAAAAGATTTACTTGATGATATTATACCTGATAAAGAATTTTTAAAGACTATTAATTTTGTACCTATAAAATTGCAAAATTTTTATTCTAGATATGACGTACATTGGGCCCAAAGTATTAAGGTTGTTGATAATAATCCCAGAGATTTATTTTGTTGGAATCCAGCCATGGCTTGTGTAAGAATGGATATTTTTAATCATATTTTTAAAAATATGAATTATGATAAAGCAATTTGGTTTGATGCTGCATTATCAAATGAATCTTACGTAAGTGAAAAATTTGGAGGTACATGGCATGATTGGGAATTAATTAATTGGGATAATTATTATCCAAAAAATAAAGATGCAATTTTTTGTCCGGATTTTTATAACAATATTTCAAACTTAGTTGATCAACATGGTAATATAATATGCGGTAACGGGTTTCTCAATTTAGAGCCTCGAATGTTTATAAAAAATATGTTAAAAAATAAAGACGTAAAAGATAAGTGTTTTACTTATTTTTCAGTCACCGGCGCTTTTATGGGATTTACTAAGGATTATTTTTATGACAGTTTTTACAATGAATGGTACAAATCTTTAGATTTGTTTATAAATTCATATAATAGGGTATTCACAGAAATAGAAGTGTTAACTTATATGAATATGTATATGGACTTTGCTAAAATAGTATGGCAGCATTTTTCTTCAATGGAAGATGTTATGGAAGGTAGTATGCAACAAGCTTTTCTTGGTTTAAAAAGTAATACTAAAGAAGTACTTTTTAATAACTATTTTAGTCATGAAGAATTAACTAAACCACCAGGAGATTATGAATAATAGATACGCAATAGTTATACCTACTTTTGAAAATAATATTGGTTACAAGTTAGCCGGTACCAACACCTTTTTGAAACACGTACCTGATAATGTTGACATATTTTATGTTTACGGAGGTAATAAAAATACGCTTATAGAAAGTTTTACAAATACTACAGCTAAATGTTATGATGTTTTTATTGATTCGCCTGATAGGATAGACATGGTACATAAAAAGCTTTTTAAATTTTATAGCAAATATAAAAAAGTTTTATCAGAATATAATCATATAATTAAAATTGATGATGACACATTTATTAACAACATAGATGATATCGATTTTAATAAATTAAAAGGTGATTATATAGGAAAAAAGGTTGATATAACAGACGATAATCAGGAAATTTTAAGAAATAAACTCGTACATTTAAAAAAGTATAAAGTTAGAGAAAAATATAAAGGTGAATTACCAGATCAATTCTGTTCTGGAGAATGTGTAATTTTTTCATTCAATGCAATTAAAGAAATTGTTTCTTATCAAGGTTATTATAAAAGATTAAAGTCTGGTTCTGAAGATATTTTAACTGGAGGGGTGTTGAATAATTCAAACGTAAAAATAACTAATAATAAATTAATTTCTTACGAACATTCTGTAAAGGAATCTGATTTTTATAAATTATATAATATACATTATAATGATGTTGAAGAATAAATTATTATAATAAATAAATTTGACCATGCAAGTTAGTTTGTGGGCTATATAGTATGTGGTGGTACTTATAGCTAAGTAGGTGGGGCTTGCATGGTTTTTTTTGTCTTCCTTTTTAATTATCTATATGAATATTCTCGTTATAGGAGAAAAATGTACAGATAAATTTACATACGGTAAAGCTTTTAGACTTTGCCCTGATTATCCTGCTCCGGTTTTTACACCTGGACGTGAAATTATTGATGATGGTATGGCAGGTAATGTTGTAAACAACTTAAAAAGTTTAGGTATTAATCCTGATTTTTTTCACAATAATGAGGAGTTAATAAAACAAAGATATGTAGATGAATTAACTAACCATACATTTTTAAGAGTAGATAATACTGATAGGGTGGCTAATTTAGATGCTTCCAAATTAATGTTAGGTAGATCTTTAACTAATTATGATTGTATTGTAATATCGGATTATTGTAAAGGCTTTCTAACAGAGAGTATAATTGAATATATTTGTAGATTGCACGATAATGTAATTATCGAAACAAAAAAAATACTTGGCGATTATTGTAAAAAAGCAAAATTTATAAAAATGAATGAAAAAGAATATGAGGACATAAAACCTCATATTAATATAGACGAATGGAAAGAAAAGTTAATTGTTACATTAGGTGACAAAGGTTGTATGTATAATGATAAAATTTATCCTGTTGATAAAGTTGAAGTTTTTGATTTATGTGGAGCTGGCGATACTTGGTTAGCTACATTTGTTTATGGTATTTTAAATTTTGAAGGCGATATTGATGAAGCTATAACTATGGCAAACTCTGCTGCTTTACAAGTTGTACAAAGAAGAGGGGTAGTTGCAGTTTATAGTAGACAAAAAATAAACGGAGAACACGAAATAGTAAAAAAATTGAAATGTTAAGATATCATTTATCATATATAAATGGCTAAACAATACGACAAAAAACCATGCCCCTTTTGTGGAAGTAAAAAATTAATAGATTGGAAAATGTTAGGTAGTGATAGATTTTGGAGTATTATGTGTCAAAAATGCGGAGCTCAAGGTCCATTGATTGAACAAGATCACAAACCTACAGCTATTAGATCAATAAGTGAATCTTGGAACAGACGGTATAAATACGAATAATGTCATTTTTAGTAGCTAACCTACCGGTAACCCCAGTTTGGGTAAAAAAAGAATACCTTTATGATCTAGAGGACGATAAAGGTAAAGGAGAATTAGTAGAAGGTACTTGGGTTACAGTAAAATCAAAACCTGGTCGTGCTCTTTTATTTGAAACCCTTCTTCTCGAATACGGAGCACTTTATGACAAATTACCTATATCTGCTTTTGTTTGGAAAGAAGATTTTGATAAAGAAAATCAATTACCTCTTGAAATGTTAGAGTTATGGGATTGCTTTTCATATTATATTAGTGTAATACAAAAAGATTCTTTAGTTGGGTTGCCTTGTGAATATCAATCAAAGGATAAAAATTTTTATAAAGGTAATTATTATTTTACTATTGACTCATGTCACCCTGAACCTAACATCCTTAACACGGGTTATAGTGAATTGCAACAAGAACATAAAAGTTTTAATATTATTAAACTTAACAACGGTCAATTTGCTGCACAACCTAATAATAGAATAAGATGGTATGAACAATCTCTTATACCTGAGAAAACTGAAAAACCTGATTTTAATGTCTGTACTAAAGATTACTCAGTCGAAACGGGAGACAAATGGAGCTTAGGTGATACAACAGAGTATTTTTATAAGACTAAACAAGAACTTTTGACTGAATGATTTCGACTTTAATGACATATTGGTATGATAAAGATCACCGGTACGTAGTAACTCTTGAAGATATTTTTGAATTTTTAACTAAAAATAAAGTAAAGATACGCAACGTAAAATTGTGGGAACTAAAAAAATTTAGAAAATTAAATTTAGACCCACGAGTTATAAAAGAATCTAGAAAAAATTTACTACCTATTTTAGTTGTAAAAGATTTGGATGGTAATTATACTGACGTTATTGATGGCAAGCATAGACTTGCTGATGCTTTTCAAAGAGATGAAAAAACTATTAGAGTAAGAGAAATCTGTATGAGAAAAGCTACAAAAACAATGAGAGTTTTATTTTTACAAAAAATTTATGAAAGAAGTAATTGAAAAAATCTTGCATGAATACTCATGCACTTACAAACAAATTAATTTCGATTCACCTGCAGCTCGTGAAATTTTAGCTGAATTTATTTCTGATAAACTAAGTGGAAATGATTCGGAAGATTTTTATAATAATGATGATTGCTGCAATAATGATTGCGGTTGTCATTAATGTCAGTGTGGTGAAATTGGCAAACACAACAGACTTAAAATCTGTCGCCCGTTTGGGCTTGTCGGT